GTCTTTAGCAATAGCAAATAGAAATGAAGCCTATCATAACATAATTGATAAGCTTCCCAACAAAAGAAAGGATGTCTTTCAAATGTACGAAAGACATCCACATTCATCAGCTTGGGATATATCAATGAAAACGATGTTACCAATCAATGAAATAACAGCCAGAACAACGGAACTGAAATACATCTTTTTAATAGTAGAATCTGGAAGTAAAATAAATCAATACAGTAAGAAGTCAAATACAACGTATAGGGCTGTAAAAAACATAAACGAACGTATTGATTTAGTTAATGCAGCTTTTGTAAAACTCCGTGATGCTAAAGATAAATTGATTAACGATTATCATACTGGTATTAGTCAATTTTCAAAGACACTATTAAAAAAAGAAATTACTAAAATTCAATCACAAATTAAATCATTAGACAAAATATTTAACAATGGAAAAACAAATCTTACAAACGGAAAGTCGTAATAAACGTAAACAAATACTACGTGATACGTGTGTGAAAGCTAAACAGTTCACATATCCTAAAACATTTACACCTGAAGAAATGACCCTTAAAAAGGATGAACTTTCTCAACATGACATCAAGTTAGAAATACTTGAAAAGGAAAAAAAACAAACGGTTGAAGGAATGAATAAAGGCATCAAGGAAGTTAAAACCGAAAGAAGCTACACACTTAATTGTGTTCGTACAGGAATGGAAGAAGTAACAGAACAAGTGTACTTACTGGATGACCAAGAAAGTGGCAATATGGGTTTTTATAATCAAGATGGTGAATTAGTTTATACACGCCTATTACTTAAAGAAGAAAGACAATTACGAATGAATAATTTAAGAACAGTAAACAGTTAATAATATGGAAAAATTAAATGTACAAGTAACAGACGGTGTAAAAACTTTAGAAATATTACAAGGCGATGCAACACCAAGAAAAGAACCTATAAAAGTAAATATTGAAGGTCTTATCACAGCACCTTTAGATTACTTAAATAAACGTAAAGATGTTATTGAACCACTAAAATCACATTTGATAGTAAATACATCAGATGGTAAAATTATTTTAGTAGTGAATGAAAAAGACCACTATCAAGATACCATTTCTGGAAAGTTGAAAATGAATCCAGATTTTGAAAAGTTTGGAATAAACACAGGGAAATCAAGAGATACTTTTGAACTAGCAGATTTTATTAAAATGAATAGATACTTCTTTTCTGATAAAAATGTAGCAATGAAATTAGTATCTGAGTTAAAAAACTTCAAAGCAAAAGTTGATAAAGAAATTGAAATGTCAGACAATGATCGAGGTAACACTAGGCTATTGCAAAATCAAGTTGTAGAAAGTAATATCCCTGAAGCTTTTGATGTTGTAGTTCCTATATTCAAAGGTCAACCAGACCAAAAAATTAAGGTTGAAATAAATATTGATGCACGAAATTTTGAATGTTCTTTAATCTCACCAGATGCAAACGACATCATCAATGAAGTAAGGTCGAAACTAATAGGCGAACAAGTTGTTAAAATAAGTGAGTTAATGCCTGAATTAGCAATACTTAATGTTTAATCTTTTAGGGGGCTAACAACCCCCTATTAATACAATTCTTTGATGCTCTCAATTATAGGTATAGTCTTAAAAAAGGACAAAAAAAGTAATAGTAATAAAGCGGAAATAGTCCTACAAGACGACTTTGATAATCGTGTTTCAATTCAAGTTAAGCCTAATAAAGTTCATAAACTGGTTGAAGTTGATACTGGACAACGTGTAAAAATATCCTACAAAACACATCTATCTGAACGATTGAATAAAAAAACAGATGACTGGAATCGTATTACCTATTGGATTCTTGAAGATATACAAGTGATATGAATTATCCCTTAAAAATATTAAAAGACGTTGAAAACGTACAATTAAGTTGTGTAAAAAACGGCTTTCAAAGTGAGAGTGATAAGATAGAAAAAACAAAAGCATTGCCTTTAAAAATGGCTATAACACTAATTGAATTTGCAAGTAATAACAAAACACAAAAATTATTAGACCTATTTAGATAAAAGACATGGCAGGTAGAAAAAAGAAATACACAGTTGATTATTTTCCACATTATTGTAATGCTCAAGAAAGCAAAACAATGTTCATTCTTGAAAATAAGTTTGGATTAATTGGGTATGCCGTTTGGTATAAAACTTTAGAATTCTTAGGTAAATCAGATTATCATTTTATTGATTTGAGAGAGGATACAGATATGTTATTTCTTATTTCAAAACTCAAAATTGAAGAACAAAAATTCACAGAAATATATGATTTATTAGCTAAACTAGATGCTATTGATTCAGAATTATGGGAACATAAAATAGTCTTTTCTGATAATTTTGTAAGCAACATAGAAGATGCTTATGTACGTAGAAAAGGAATAAATGTACTACATAAATACGATTTATGTAAACGTTTATCAATTAAATGTAAACAGAAACCACCAAAGGAAACTAAAGGAAATAAAAGTAAAACTAAACAAGAAAGAAAAACGCAATTTAAAGAATTGCTTGACCCATTTTTAGAAAAGTATAATTCTGATTTATTAAATGATTTTTATTCGTACTGGATTGAACACGGCGAAAAGGATAAAAAAATGAGGTTTGAAAAAGAAAAAAGTTTTAGTGTTTCAAGGAGATTATCCACATGGGCTTCTAATGACGAAAAATGGAAAAAAGAAAAAAGCACCGCACAAAAAGAAAAGAAAACAGGAGCACAAGCATTTAGAGATAAAGTATTAAACGGATAATCAATGAGTAATTTACAGATATACAAAAAACCTGAATTAGCAATACTGGAAGAAAACACAAAAATACGCCAGTATTCAGAAATGGAATTTAACACGAAGTGTGCAAATCTTGTGTACAACTTATTGAATCTCTTGGGTGTAAACGATGGAAAAGAAGAACATCATACGGAGTTAGTAAAGCACATTAAAAGCGTAGGTGGACATTACACCTTAGAAGAAATTAAAAAAGCTTTTGAGTTGTACGTAAGCCATCAGTTAGGACTTAAAGTATTTCAGCAATTAAATGCGGTTGTATTTGGAAATGTTATGAAAGCCTACGAAAATTACAAAAATGAAAAACTAAGAAATTACAGACTAAAATTAGCAATACCACAGAAAACAGAAAAGTCAAAAAGTGAGATTAAGGAAATAATGAACAATGCAGCTTTAATGTCTTTTGATGAATTCAAAGAAACAAAAAGTATAACAGGAATTACACATCACATTTACAATTATCTTGATGAAATGGGGCTAATGCCTAAAGATAAAGATTATAAGACAGAAGTATTTAATAAGGCTAAGAAAATGATTTTAAGCCGTGAAAAAGCAAATAAGTCAGTAGCACAAAATGTACTACAACATAATCGAATTGTTGAAAAAATTGAATCAATAAAAAACAACAAAAGTAGTGAAGCTGAAAATCTATCTAAACACATGGTGCTTCAAGAATACTTTAACAAACTTATATCAAATAACACAAATTTAAAAGACCTTCTAAAATGAAAACAGCAATCAAATACACAATGATACTTACAGTAATTTCCTTATTAGTTTACACAACAATAGCAATACTAACAGGAATATTTAACCCCAAGTTTTGGGTGCTAGATTACAAAATATACTGGCTTGTAGAAACATCAAATCTTTTCTTAATTGGAATACTAATATTAGAACAATACGAACTTATTGAAGAATTAAAAAGAAAATATTATGAAACAAAAAACAAATAACCCACAAGCATTTCCAGACCCAATGAGGGGAACTGAATCCAGTGTTACAAATCAATCCCCAAATGATTTAGATACAGGAATGACACTAAGAGATTATTTTGCAGCTAAAGCAATGCAAGGAATTATTGCACATTTTGGATTTAGAGAAAGTGATGAAGGACTATCAAAATCATCATATAAAGTTGCAGATGAAATGTTAAAACAAAGATAATGAAATTAAGAAACAAACTAATAGCAATAATCATCTGACTTGTATTAGTCCTAGCACTTAGTTACTTCTTAGCGTTGATGATTTTTAAAGTGATATTTTAAATAACAACCAATGACAAAAAAAGAAATATTAAACGACACCGAAATACTCCAAGGTGTTTACGGATTCCTAAAAACAACATTTAAAGACTTAGACAAAAAGAACTGGGTACAAGTTGATTTCTTTAACAATAAAGATGATGGTTACAAACACTTCCTTAATGAAATAAAAAGGGATGATAGTTTAGTTTTTCCAACACATGGAAATAAACAAGACCATTTTTATGACATAATTCAAGATTTAGGCGAACAAATTTATGAACAATTAGCAGAAAATTTAGCAATTAGTCAATTAGAACAAAGTTAATAATGAACCAGAAAAAAGAGATACAAGACGGAATCATCATTGAAGCTAGTCTAATCAGAAAATTAGATAAAGTCTGGTATTTGGATTGTGAAGGTGATAAAGAATATTTTCCAAAATCACAATGCAATTTTGATGTAGAAAAAAGAGAATTAGAAGTGCCTTTATGGTTGCTTAAACAGAAATTTCCAAACGAGAGTTTTTAAAGTGAAAGTTTACAAACAAAATACAGGAATTAACGTACTATCATTGTTCAATGGCATGAATACATTAAGGCAAGCCTTTGAGAATTTAGGTGTGCCAATAAATAAGTATTACTCAAGTGAAATAAAACCATTTGCAAATGAATTAACACAACATCATTTTCCCGGCACCATTCAGTTAGGTAATATACTTAATTGGAAAGAATGGGATATTGATTGGAAAAGTATTGATTTTATTGGTAGTGGTAGCCCCTGTAAAGATTTAAGTATTGCAGGAAAAATGAAAGGGATAAATGGTTCAAATAGTGGGTTGTTTTGGCAATTTATAGAAATACTAAATCATGTAAAAAAATTAAATCCAAATGTATTATTCCTTCAAGAGAATGTTTATTCAGCTTCAAGAAAAGAAATAGGTATTATGAGTGAAGCACTAGAAATATATCCACAGATGATTGATAGTGCATTAGTAACAGCACAATTAAGAAAGCGTTGGTATTGGACAAATATTTCAACAAAAAACACAATGTTTGATGTGGTTGTAGATATAAAGCAACCAAAAGATAAAGGGATTCTTTTAAAGGATGTTTTAGAACATGGATATACTGATAGAGATAAAGCACGTGCAATATTAGAATCTGAAAGTAGATTAAATACTGATATGGATAAAATGTATAGACGTTATAAAACTACTGGTTTTGGGAATGTGGTATATCAAATAAACCCAAATAAACAAAGTAACGGACAACAACCATTTATGCAGAATCGTGTATTTTCTGATAAAGGAAAACACACAACATTAACAGAAAGCCATGCAGGAAGAACAAAAATAGCCTATGAATATAAAGGGGCTTTTAAGATAAGACCCTTAACACAAATAGAATTAGAAAGACTTCAAGGTTTTCCGGATGGATATACAAACATTCTTACAAGAAACCAGGCAGCAAGTTTGTTAGGTGATGGCTGGACCCTACCAATAATAGAACACATACTTTCATTTATTCCTGAATATCAAAAGAACACCAATCAAAAGAACAAATCATTAGCATTAGCAAAATTTTAACAATGGTATTAACAAGATTAGGCAATAAAAGAAACATGAAGGATTATCTGTATAGATACTTTCCAGCACACAAAATGCGTATTGAATTATTTTTCGGTGCAGGTGGTTCTTACTTCTATCTACCAAAACCGAAGTATGCAATACTTAATGATTTGGATGATGATGTTACAAATTTGTATAAAATTCTACTTGATCAAAAAGACGAACTAATTAATCAAATTAGATTAATGCCAATTACTGAAGGACTTTTAAAACATTGGAAACATAATACAGAAACTGAACCATTAAAAAAAGCAATTAGATTTTTACTACTATCAAATTTTACATACTTAGGAAAAGGCGACACATTAAGATTAGGCTTAGACAACACCAAAAACAATTTAATTAAAAATATAGAACCAACATTCCTACACTTACAAGATGTTAAGATTACAAATGATGATTTTAGAAATGTAATTGATAAGATTTCCTTTAGTGAAACCGTACTTAAAAAATCTCAATCATTTGTTTACTTAGACCCTATCTATTTAGATACAGACCATTTTTATAAAGTACCTAAATGGACTGAAAAGGACACTAAAGATTGTTTTGAAATAATGGCAAATTCTGGAATCCAATCAGCAATGAGTGAATTTGATAGTGAAAAGATTTTAGACTTCGCTTCTGACTACAAAATGAATGTAATTTATTTAAAAGAAAGACAAAACATAAAGAACAAACGAACTGAAATATTAATAACAAACTATCAAAACAATCAATTAAGTTTTGATTATTAAATGTAAAATTATGACACTAAAATATCAAAGAGAAATCAACGGAAAACAAACGCACTTTCCTGAAAAAATAATAAGAAGTTTACATATTTCTGAACCTAAGAAAATGACACATTACGATTTGTTATGTGAAGTTATCCCTGAAAATGAACAATTAAATATACATGAGTTTCAGGAACTAAACCCAAAGCTTCACACAATTAGAAAAGACGATAAAGAACGTTGGGAAGTTGGAACACCTATTCATTCAAAAATATGGGAAGGCAAACCATATCACAGCCCACAATATCAATTTATACCGATTGTACCAGTAAAGGCTATTCAAAAGATAGAAATAATTGAAATGATAATGACACAAACAGATTATTGTTATCAGAAAAAAGACAGTACAATATTTAAAGTACAAATTGACGGAATAACATTATCAGAAAATGAGATAAGGCAATTAGCAATTAATGACGGATTTGATGATTCAGAAGCCTTTTTTGATTACTTCAAAGATGGTTTTAAAGGTGTAATTATTCATTGGACGGATTTAAAATACTAAGATTATGAACTGGAATAAAGTAGAAATAAAAAAAGATTTACCAGATATAGGAATGCTAGTAATTGTATGTAGGGATTTAGGAGATAAAAAACAATATTATATTGATAGATGGAATACAGAGAGTGTAAGGTATTGGGAACTCAACAATGTTATTGCTTGGTCTGAAGTTGAAAAATTTGAAAATTAAAATATGCCAATAGACTACAACAAATACCCGCCTAATTGGATTTCAGAAATTCGTCCAAGAATCATGAAACGTGCTGACAATAAATGTGAAGTTTGTGGATTAGACCACAAGCAAGAAGTTTATTCTATAAAGTTACGTTTAAAGAATGATGAAAACAGATACAAGTTAAAAACGCTTTGGTTCAGAAACAAACAAGATGCCGAACGTGAAATGATGTTTAATGATTTAAAGCCAGTAAAAGTAATTATAACCATAGCACACTTAGACCATGACGAAAAAAACCACAATGTAAAAGATGAAAGACTGAAAGCAATGTGTCAAATATGCCACTTGAGATATGATGCTAAAGAGAAATATCGTAGAAGTTTAGTAAAAACATTTTAATATGAAAGTACATAAATTTAGAATAAGTATCAAATGGTACAAAAATGATAATGGTGGAGATATTAGAACTATCTGCATTGATTACAAAGATGAAGCTGATAAATCGAAACAAGTAAATAAAATTTTAAAAGACTTTAGAACCAAACCTATGGATGTTGGCGAAAATAAAGGGGAAACACCTTATTCAGTTTCAACAAAAATACCAGACTTTAGAAAATGGCTTTAAATAATTAACTTTGCACAATGGACATAGTATATTTATTATCATTTGGCTTGTAGGTTTATACATTCTCGGAAAAGGTTGGGATAATACTTTCGGTGATAAGAATTATTAGTATATTTGCAATACATGGCGACCAAGATGCCACAGTTCTGGGCTACACTTGTAGTTTCTTTACGGTGAACAAGATACCATAGTTCTGTATTCTTTTTAGAATTTTTCCAAGAAAGGTAATCACCTATTCTTAAATATCCATTTATTATATTGGAAGCTAAAACTATCCAAAAATATAAGAGTAAGTCTGTATCATCTTTAATTAAAATTGCCACAAGACACTTTAACAAATTCATTAGATTAAGAGATTCTGATGATGATTCTTTCGTATGTATAAGTTGTAATCAACACAAACGATTAACACAGCTACACGCTGGACACTTCTACCCAGCACATAATAACAATTCAGTAAGATTTGACGAAGATAATGTACATAGCCAGTGTATAAAATGTAACACCTACCTACACGGGAACTTAGCCAATTACAAAGACAACCTATTCAAAAAGATAGGTAAAGAACGTTTTCAGAAACTACAACAAAAAGTAGGACATGAAAAGCGATACGGCAATAGATGGGATAGAATAGCCTTAATTCAGATAATAGAAACTTATAAAGAGAAAAACAAATATGCGTAATATTCGTATGCTTTTAATATTGGTTATCGGTATGATAACCTTTACATCGTATGGGATGCAACCCAATGATGAAGCCAAACCAGAACCTACTAACGACATCATCAGTTTAGATACTGACAATGTTACGGTAGAAATTGCAACGATTAATCCTTATGAAATGGAAAATCGTGTATTTCTTGAAAACCAAGTAATATTTTTTAATCATCTTAAAACCATTGAAGCCGATTGTCAGTACACAGCTAGTGTATTTGATGTTGGCATTGGTAAACAGAATAAAGAAATTGAGTTATTGAAAAACCAGATACTTATAATTAATAAGCGTTACAATAAGCTAAACAAAGAGTATCGGATTTTATACTTCAAAACTAGAGGGGTATTACCGAAAGGTGATAAACTCATTTTCTACAATTAAGTGTGTGAGTAACACACGTTAATAAACACACCTACCGAAGTAAAGTAAGTAGGTGTAACAAGGTTAGGCTTCAAGTGTTGGTTCTTGAGTGGGGTCGCTACCCATTACGCTAGTTCGATTCTAGTCCTAATCACAACAAGGAGTAAACCGAAAATCCTTTAAAGAGTAGGTACAACCATGAAAAACAAAAGAATATGGTTATTTATTTCAACAAAACGGATTTAGTCAAGTTTGGCAAATATCTGTTATCAGAAAAGCGTAAGAAACGCACAAGTGAAATGAATCAAAGTAATGTAACCCATGCGGACATTGCAAATTGGTTAGAAGAAAGTGGAAAAACTACGCAATTGATTAACGATTAGTTATTTCATTTAATAATGCAAAATCCTACTGAATAATAGTAGGTAGGATTTTAAACTAACCACACGGTGAACAAAGCAGGCTAAACAAAACTAAATCAATAAGTTATAAAAATAGATTATTTGAGTGATAAAATAAAAATAGGGGATGAAGAAACTACATTAACAGCAAAACAAAAAATGTTTTGTGAATTGTATGTGTCTAAAGAGTTTTTCGCTAATGGTGTACAATCCTATATTGAAGCGTACAATGTAGATACATCAATAAAAGGGGCTTATCAAAGTGCAAAAGCAGCAGCAAGTGAAAACTTAACCAAACTTAACCTTTTAGACTATATCAATCAATTACTTGAATTAAGTGGTTTAAATGACGAATTTGTAGATAAACAAACAACATTTCTAATTACTCAAAATGCAGATTTCAATACAAAATTAGGAGCAATCAGAGAGTACAATAAATTAAGACAACGAATAATAAGTAAAAGTGAAGAAACTATTAATCATAAGTTTAGTGGGTTTGATTTCCTTCCAGATAATGGCGACACCGAAACCAAATAACAAACAATTAGAAGCATACACATATCTAAAAAGTGATGATGTAAATGTATTATTCTATGGTGGTGCTGCTGGTGGTGGTAAATCTTGGCTTGGGTGTGAATGGCTAATGCGTAATAGTTATTATTTACCAAATACACGTTGGTTTATTGGACGTAACAATCTATCAGATACAAGAGAAAGTGTTTTGATAACATTCAAAAAGGTTGCAAATGCTTGGGGGTTTAATAAATACAAGTATTCAGAAAACAAAATTGTTTTTGATAATGGTTCTGAAATTGTGTTTTTAGACTTATCCTTCTATCCAATGAAAGACCCTTTATTTGAAAGGTTTGGTTCAAAAGAGTTTACAGGTGGATGGATTGAAGAAGCTGGTGAAGTGCATTTCTTAGCGTTTGATGTTTTAAAATCAAGAATAGGAAGGCACTTAAATAAAGAACTAAACTTAAAAAGCAAAATTCTTATAACAGCTAATCCAAAAAAGAATTGGCTATACACTACATTCTACAAAAAATGGCGTGAAAACAAATTGCAAGATAATTACAAATTCATTGCAGCACTTTATACAGATAATCCACATCTAACAAAAGATTATGAAAGTAATTTATCTGACATTAAAGATAAAACAACACGTGAAAGGTTAAAAAATGGAAATTGGGAATACAATGATGACCCTGATTCTTTATGCACATATCGTGATATAATAGCAATATTTCAGAATGACCATAATGATAGTGGCAATAGATACATTACAATCGATGCTGCAAGATTTGGAAGCGATAAGGCTATTCTATTTGTTTGGGATGATTGGATAGTGATCGATTATAAAGTATTCGCTAAATCTGCTACAACTGACATTCAAAATCAAATCAAAGTATTTAGAGATAAGTATAAGATAAAAAAACAAGATTGTGTTTGTGATGAAGATGGTTTAGGTGGTGGTATTGTTGATAATTCACAAATTGAAGGATTTACAAATAACGCAAAGGCTTTTCCTATTAAAGGTAAAACAGAAAATTACAAAAATCTACAATCACAATGTGGATTTGGTTTAGCTGACAAGATAAATGACGGTGAGTTATGGATTAAGTGTGAAATGCCAGAACAATACAAAGAAGAAATTACAGAAGAACTTGAACAACTTAAAACCTTTCAAGTAGATAATGAAAGACAATTAGCAATACTACCTAAAAAAGAAATAAAACAAAATATTGGTAGGTCGCCAGATTGGCGTGATGTATTATTAATGAGGTACTATTTTGAGGTAAGACCGAAGAAAAAACGATTTAGAATTAATGCCTAAGCAATTAAAAAACATATCAATAAAGAAACTATTCAATTTGCCATTTCATGAATTTGAAAACTATCATAATCAGTTAAGATACTTGTTACCTAAAGATAGTATAAACAAAATTCAAGGAAAGCAATTGACAAGTTTAACATTTGGTGATGTGATAACTATTCGTAAAGGTATCAATAGTCCAGACATTGACAAACTTACAAATATGTTTCGGTTAGTATTTGGAATGAAACCAAGAAAAGTGATGTCTTTAAAGACGGTTCAATTTTATCAGGCGTTCAACTGGATTAAAGAACAAATCGAACTTATCACAAAAAGAGAAAATAAGAAATTGAGTTCAGAACCTGAACCCAAGTTAAAAATGGCAGGTATTGATGAATTAAATAGGTTCGGTGAATTAAACACATTAAAAGCATTGGCAGTGCTTTTCAGTACAAAGCCTCAAGAAATAGCAAAGTGGAATTATAGTTTTGTTTTCTCACTTGTCTGGCAAGAAAAAATATCAAACGATATAAATAAAAAATACATGAAACTTTTAACACCTAAGAAATGAACATAGTAGAAAAGTTAAGAGAAATTACTGAAGGCTTTGGGTGGAAGTTCTTTTATGGTAGAAAAGATTTTCAAAACTTAGTAGAAGCTGATAGTGAAGATGATGTAAAGTGGTATTTCTTTTTAGACCCAATCACAACCGATGATACAAATCCAAACATTCCAATTCATTCAGGATATTTTATGATTTTATCAAAGTCTGATTTAGACCAGATTTATGACGGACAAAAGGAAACGGATATAAACAACGGAAAGTGGCGAACTAATATTTTACCTAAAAGACAATTTATAAAGAATGAATTTAGAAACGCAATTGAATGTGATGGTGATTTAGAAGTAACAGCATCAAGAGTAACGGACGTGATAAACTTCTTTGATGAAAATTTTGACGGAATACTAAATAGTTTCTCAATCAAACAATATGTATGACAACAATCGAGATTCTAAATATTGAATTTGAAGCAATTAGAAAAGACTTGATTACAAAACACGAACAACTTGGAATGAAAGCAAGCGGTAAGTGGGCTGATTCATTAGAAGTTAAAATAGTAGGTGATAATGATAAAAGCGTTTCACAGATTATTGGTGAGAAATACACAGAACAATTAACTTTCGGACGAAAGCCTGGAAAGTTTCCACCAATTAAAGCAATAGAACAATGGATTAAGGATAAAGGGATTTATCATATTAGTATGAAAATAGGGATTAGTTCCCTTGCCTTTTTAATTGCAAGAAAAATAGCCAAAGAAGGAACAAAGTATTTTAAACAAGGTGGAACTGATTTAATAGAATCAATAATAACAGCAGAAAGAATACAAAAAATAATAAGTCAAGTAAAAGAAATCAATGTAACCACTTTCACTAATGGATTGATTGAACAATTAAAACAAGTAGCATAATGATATTTATACAGAACCTAAATACAGATTTTCCTTTAAATGCTTTCAATGATAATATTATTGAAGTAGAAGAACCAAGTGCAGCAACTTTACAAATTTGGGTTTCAGGTGCTGGAAATTTTTATGTTACTGGAATAAACGGTTACTTCTACTTCAATTTCAAAGAAGTTTTTAAGGTATTAGTGAATGAAAATCTATTTGCTGATGATTTTGATTACACTCAAATAATTAGAGATAGTAATTTATCACACGCTTTACAAGTAAACTATTCAACAATAAATAGTGAAGGTATTGAAGTTGATGGACAAGAATACAATTACAGACTCTTAAAATCAGTACATCAAATCGAAGAAGTTGCAAGCGAAAATTTATATCTGCACCACGAACATAATGACGAAATTACTTTAGATGTATTTAAAGGCTATCCTTTTGATTTTACATTCTATAATAAAGAAACATCTGACAATAATCTGCAAATACTTCCATCAGTTTCAGTAGGAATGTCATCATCATTTCCACTTGAAACCATAGGTGTTTATAGAATTCCTTTAATTGATAAAGATGGAAGTACATTACATCAATATTCTGTATCTAATCATCTATCTTTAATTGAAGGTGTTCAAAATACAATCAAAGTACAAACTAATTACGGACAATTCTTCGCTAAATTAAATACACATGAAAGATGCAAGGGCATTTACATAAAATGGCTTAATACCTATGGTGGATGGGATTACTGGTTATTTAGTGATAAAGCAAAAGTATCACACAAAGATAAAATTACTGGAAAAGTTTACACAGGCTTTGACAATATTCAAAACTTAAATTCAATTGAATCATCTTTAGGAAAAGTATTACGAAAATCATATAGTTTATCTGCTTCTTTCTTAAATGAAAGTCAATTCGCAAAAATAATAAGATTAGAATATAGCCCAAAAGTTTACTTATGGACTGGTTATAAATTTATAGAAGTATTCATAACCAACAAAACAAAGTACACAGCAAACGAGCCACAAGGTGAAGCCAATTTCACAATAGAAATACCGAAAAGAATTACACAAACTGCATAATGACAGAAGTATTTATAAATGACAACCGTTTAGATTTAGTTGATAAAAGTGTAGCACAGACTTTTCAAATCAACGACATTGGTAATTTAGACACAAGACAAACGAGTTACACCAATCGTTTTAAAGTGCCGAAAACGCCTAACAACATCAGGTTGTTTAATGGTTTGTCTTTTATTGGTAAATATCACGAAGTAGATTTAGATTCGGAACAATTTCCATACGGAACACCACAAGCCAGAATAGTAGAAAATGGTATTGAGTTATTAAGCAATGGATATGCAGTTGCATCAGATTCAGGAAGTAACTACTATTCTATTAATATTTACGGAAACGAAAAAACATTCTTTGAAAAATTAAAAGAATACACTTTACAAGATGTGTTCCCTGAAACAATTATAACATACAGTACTGCTGGAATAGCTTCTAATGTCTTAAATGATAATCTATTCATATTCACACTACTACATTACAACGAAGAAACTAAAGGAATGGGAAGTTTAGAAGCCAATCAAACAAATCCGGGCTTTCCTTATCTTGAATTATACACCGAAAGGATAACACCACAATTTTACGCAAAAGATTTATTTAACAACATATTTAATTTCTTAGGTTATTCAGTTGTAAATCCATTAACTACAAATGAAAATTTTAACAATCTATTAGTAAGTGCTTCAAAAACTGTATCAAGTTTTGATATTGATTACGGAAGTGAATTTGACATAAAAAATGTTGCACCAATAATGCGATTAAATAAATTTCTTTCTGAAATAATGTATCGTTTCGGATTGCTTATTAAAATAAATGAAAGAACTAAGACAGTACATTTTAAGAACATTGACGACCTTATTCTTAACGGTGGTTTAGTAAATTGGTCTAATAAGTTTCATGGATTTAAAAAAGAGATTTATAAATTATCAAACTATGCTATACTCAATAACTTTAAATATTCAAATGATGTTGTTCAATGGAGTGATTTTCTTGGTCTAGCAAATGAATTACAAGGAAGCTTTAATATTCTAAACAAAAACTTAGGTATTGAAAAAACGATAATTAATTCAGACTTTTCAAAGCCAAAATATGCAAAATGGAAAGAAAGTAACGATTACTCTTGGGGTCGCTTTTTTGTTCATTCGAGTAGTGGTGGCGAATATAATTACTGGATGTTAGATATGGACGAATACAAAACAGATGAAGATGGTAGTATTGAATCTTATACTGAAAGTTTTGTCCCACAATTGTTTTACAGAACAAAATTAAACTTTGATTTTAAATACAAGTTTAGACTACCTGATGGAAATTATGAAACATTCACTAAGAACTACGCTTATTTAGCAACATACCCAGAAATAAACTTCCAAGATTACATTGATAACTATTATCAAGAGTTTATAAAGCTTCTAAATCATACACAAGTAATCAATGCAATCATCAATTTGAACACAATTGACATTTACAACCTTGATTTTTTCAAAAAAATTTACATCAAACAATTAGGCGGTGAATTCTACTTAAACAAAGTCAAAAATTATAAGGCTGGAAAATTAACAGAAGTTGAATTAGTAAGAATACCAACATCAACGCAAAGTGTGTACGGAGTGTATGGCGGTTATTCAGAAACTTCACAAATGATTGGAACAATTTAATACAATGAATATGATACTAAAAATAATAATCGGAATAGTAATAATAGTAATTCTACTATGTGTAATTCCTAAAAAGAAACCCACAGAAATAGAAGAAGGTTATCAAGTTAAATCAGATATGATAGGTACATTATGAAATTAATACATTCAGTTTGGACGAAGCCGATGGTTGAGAACCGCTGGCAAATTACAGGACAATTAAAAAGCAACATTTGGTTGTACGCTTACTCTGTTATGAATGCTAAAAGAATAGCAAAGAAAATAACATTACACACAGATATTTTAGGACTTAAATTCTACGGTGATTTAGGATATGATGAAATCAAATTAACACTTGATGCACTTGATAACGAGCCTTCAAGATTTTGGAGTAAAGGCAAAATGATTGCACTTGAAAATGAACCAATAGGAAGCATACATATTGACGGTGATGTTTTTTTGAAAAAACCACAAATAAAAAGGGTTTTAGATTTTAAAAATCACGACATCATTGTTCAAGGTGAAGAACGTCTAGGAATATTTATGCAACACTATTTTGACACATTGCACCATTACCCAATAGCATTAACAAATCCACCTGAAGGATTTAACACGGAATTAAAACACGCTTTGAATTGTGGTGTGCTAGGTTTTAATAATCAGAAAATCAAAGATGAATACATACAAGGTTATTACTCGATCATTGAACAACTGAAAGCATCAGAATATTTTATGAACGAATTAAAACACAATCCTAAGTTTGAACCAAATATAGTAATAGAACAATATTTCCTTGCTGGTTATGCCGAACTAATGAAAGCAAAAATAAAGTTTGTACTTCCTTTAAATTCTGATACAGATGATGAAATAGGCACAGTTACCGAAATGAACGCAATAGCAAACCGCATAGGTTATGCACACGCTTGGGGTTCGACAAAGTACGCACTTATTCCAGCGATTAAAGAGAAAATTAAACAGCAAGACAAAAGATATTTCAATAGGATTGAAAAAATCACGAATAAATTAAATTAATACAATGGCTGAAAAGATAATTATTGCAGAATTGGAGTTGAACACCAAGAAAATGCAAGAAGATAATGCAAAGTTGATAAAACAAATCAACGTATTAAAAGAATCCCAGAAGCAACTAAAAAAAGAAACTGGTAATCTTGCTACGGCTACTGATGAACAAGTGAAAACATTTGTTAAAAGTGATGCAGAACTAAAAAAACTAAACACAACTTACAATGTAAATAAAAAATCACTAGCCGAAAATATGACTGGTGTTAAAAACCTTTCAAATGAACTATCAAGAGAGAATGTAAGTGTTATTCAGTCAAGAGAAAGTAACAAGAAGCTATTAGCAATCCGAAATGAAATAAACGGAAAGACAAAAGCTGGTAAAGATGCTATAACTGAAATCAATTCTAAAATTGACAAGAACAATGAATACATTGAAAGCAATGTGTCAGGATTAGAACAACAAAAAATTGGAATAGGAAAGTACGAAGAAGGTGTAATATCAGCACTAAAAAAAGTAAACATAATGGGTGTCAATTTGGGTGATGTAACTCAAAAAGGAATGGCAAATAGAGATAGTCTAAAGTCTCAAACAGTTGCACAAAACGCTTCTACTAAATCAGTAGGTGCAGGAAGTAAAGCATTAAAGATATTTAAGTATGCTTTGATTGCTACTGGTATCGGTGCAATCGTTGTACTTATTGGTTCATTAGTTGCTGGGTTTGCATCAACACAATCAGGAATTGATAAAGTTAATCGAGCCTTAGCACCACTTAAAGGGGCATTTCAAGGTATTATTGGTGTCGTTCAGAAATTAGGAACTTCTGTTTTTGGTCAACTAAAAGATAGTTGGACAATTACACTAAACAGTTTACTTATTGGTGTAACAACATTGCGTATAAAATGGAACGAATTAACAGGCGATAAATCCGAAGCTGAAAGTCTGAAAGCTTATAAAGACCAATTAGAAAAAGAATTAATTCCAGCAGTAGAAAGAACAATTGAAAGGGCTAAAAATCTACCAGCGGCATTTGGTGAAGCAGTTGGCGACATCAAAGAAGCAGCAAAGGCACAGCAAGAAATCCAACGAATGAGTGAAGCAATTGAGCAAAAAGAAGCTGAAATAGTTTTAACACGTGCCAAATCTTTAGACTTAATCAAAGAACAAGAACTAATTGCAAAAGATACTACCAAAACAACTAATGAAAGAAAAGCAGCAGCAGATGAAGCTTTGAGAATTTCCAAAGAATTAGCAACATCAGAAAAGGAAATACTTCTTTTGAAAATACAAAGTGAAGAATTACAACAATCACAAAACGATTCAGGACGTAAAGACTTACAAGCCCTTAATGAGTTAAAAGCCGAACTAATCAACAAAGACAAAGAACAAAAAGCAACGGAATTAAAATTCATAAGTGCAAAAAGTGCATATCAAAAAGAACAAAACGCTTTAGCAAAAAAAGCAATAGACAACGCTTTAAAAGAAAGCACCCAAAGGCTTGCATTATTCGTTGCAGAAAATCAAAGCAAATCAAAAACATTATCAGAACAATTAAAGTTTGAAACAACTATAAAAGATAAACGCTTAAAACTTCTTGAAGAAGAATTAAAAGCGAAAAAGATTTCCCAGACCAAATATGAAACGGAAGTCTTAAATATCAAAAAAGATTTCTTAGGGAAACAGGCGGAACTTGCAATACAAAATCTTGATAGAGAATTACAAAACGATAAGGCATTACTAGATAATAAACTTCTTACTGAACAACTAAGTAATGAACAAATCTATCAAGCAAGATTAACAGGCTTAGATGCTATAAACGCCATTGAGTTAGAAAAACTTCAAGAACAATTTGAAGCAAAGATTTTATCTCAAGAAGAATTCAATACTGCAAAACTTGAAAAGGATAATGAATACCTTCAAGCTAAGAAAGATTTAGAAGATGAAAATCGTGCAATAAGAGAAGAAGAAGAATTAGCACGTGAAGAAGCCAGAAAAGAACAAAAAGCTATTGACTTTGAAAATGACATGGTTTTGGCTGAAGAAAACTATTTAGCACAGTTAGCATTAAAACAATCAGACCTTGATCGACAAAAAGAAATTGAGTTAGCCAATGCTGAAAAGGTGAGTGCTGATAAATCTAAGATTGAAGCCAAATACGCCAAAGTAGAAAAGGACATACAAAAATCAAAACAAGATTTTATACTTGCGATTGCATCACAAACATTTGGAAATCTAGCTTCCTTATTGGGAGAACATACAGCAGCTGGAAAAGCAGCGGCAATTGCAGAAACAACTATTGCTACATATCAAGCAGCAACAAAAGCGTATAGTTCACTTGCGGGCATTGCAATTGTGGGTCCGGTGTTAGGTGCAATCGCCGCCGCTGCTGCAGTTGCATCAGGTGTTGCAAATGTTAAGAAAATTACTTCCACAAAAGTACCTAAAGCAGAAAAAGGAGCTTTGTTTAATATTGGTGGTAAACGTCATTCACAAGGTGGAACAAGATTTACAGGCGAAGATGGTACTGCATTTGAAGCAGAACAAGGCGAGGTAATCGGTGTAATGAATAGAAATGCAGCACGTTTATTTATGGAATTTAACGACACCTATCGTGATGGTGGAATTGTTAGCAGACCTAATGTATTTGCTTCTGGCGGTGTTGTTCAAAGAAGTGTTGTTAATAATAATGGTGCAAGTAGTGAACAAATGAAAGAAGCTTTTTCAGAAGCATTACAAGAAATGCCTTCACCAATTGTTGCGGTTACAGATATAAACGATGGACAAACAAGTTATAGCGAAGTTGTGGACGGTGCAAACATAAGTTAATGGGAGGCATCACAAACATAATAGACGGTTGGAAATCCTATCTAAAAAAAGAACGGATTGATTTTGCAAAGGCAAGGGCTGAACATTGTAAAAAGTGTCATAGTGCCATAATTGGAACGTATGAAACTTTGTTACCTGACTATTCTATCAAAGAAATTCAAGGTTTAAAATGTAAAGAATGTGGGTGTCCACTATCAACAAAATTAAGAAGTAAAAACGAAAAGTGCCCTTTAGGGAATTGGTAATTAATGTATAAATACTTACAAATATTAGATGATAAAGACCTACTTAGCGATTTAGTTAAGCAAGGGATTATTTCTATTACCATAATAGGGCATAAGTTTATTTACGAAACGTATTTACGAGAAAAAAGAAAAGGAAATAAGACAAGCCAGGCGGTTACTAATACATCAATTGACACAAAAACACCTGAAAGCACTATTTATAAGATAATCCGAAAAATGAAAAGTAGTAATTAAAAAGCATTATCTAATTGTTGTTTGAATTCCCATTCTTCACGAGTTAAGATTTTATTGATAGGTAAACCACCACCATTATCATCAAGCCATTTCAAGTATTCTTCGTAATCATTATCATTTCTACGTCTTATTAAATGTGCTTCAATATAAGGGTTATCAATATTATCTGTTTGAATTTGCTTTTTTTCAGAACGTTTAATCAATGGGTTAAATATCATATTAATTAGTTTAGTCCAACCAATTATTAAGACAACACCTACAATTATTAATAAAACTACAAATAAAACCATACGCAAATATACAAAATTACTACCAAAATAGTGGCAGTTAGTAACTGATACTTGAACGTAATTTTGTCTTTGTATGAACACCACACACGAAATCAATATCTATGGAGATATTGTTCCTTTTAAATATTGGAATGATGGCTCTGAATACGACCGTTCTGATTTAAACACATCTATTGATAGTTTAGATTTAAAGGAAGGTGATGAATTGATTTATAACATACACACATTTGGGGGTTGCACTACTACTGCATTTTCAATGTATAATAAGTTGCTAAGAGTAAAAGATGAAAAGAAAATCACTTTAACATCTCGTGCTGATGGCTTTTGTGCATCAAGTGGTGTCATCCTTTTATTAGCGGCAGACAAAAGAATAGGAAGTAAATATCTAAAACCATTTGTTCACAATGCCTGGCTATGGGTAGAAGCAGCAGATAAAAACGAAGCTAAAAAAACATACGAAGTGCTTGAAAATGTAGATAATGAAATTGCTGAACTGTATGCTGAAAGAACATCTATTACAAAAGACAAAGCAATTGAATTAATGAATGAAAGTAGAGATGTAACACTTGACGAGTGCTTAGATTACGGCTTTTATACAGAAATTGAAAATGTTTACTCCTCTGAAAACTCATTAATATTTAATTCATTAAGAACTCTAAATACAAAAAGTAGAACCATAAATAAGAAAAACATGTCTAAAGAAGTTTTAACAAAAAAAGAAGCCGATAAAAAGTTCAATGGTTTAGGTGAAACACTAAACAAAATTTTGAACAGATTAACAGGCAATGAAAATCCAAAAGCACTATTAGTGCAAGATGCTAACGGAACGGAAATAGATTTCCCAGACGTAGAAACTGATGCCGAACCACAAGTAGGTGATAAAGCAAATATTGACGGAAACCCAGCCGATGGTGAATATGTTATGCCAAGCGGTGACACTTATGTTTTTGTAAGCGGTGAATTAACCGAAATCAAAACAGAAACCGAAGAAGATGATAGCGAAGAAGTGGAAGCATTGAAAACTGAAAACGAAAGTTTAAAAGCAGAAAACTTAAAACTTAAAGGTGATGTTGATACGGCTATTGATAGTATCAAAAATCTTAAAGTTGTTATTGAAGATGTAAAGAAAGAAGTTTCTTCATCATTTAATTACAAACCAAAAATTGACGGAAATAAAAAACCAGAAATTGATGATGATAAAACCAGAAATTTATTTAAAAAAGATTAATATTTAAAAACTACGAATTATGTTTAATGTAGAAGACTTAACAATCAACACAGAAGAAGCACAACAAATATCCCAAGCGGTTTATGAGTATGTTTTAGAAACTTCTGAAATTGCAGAACACCATGATATTCATTCAGGTATTGAATGGGATACACAAATTCCTTTTATTGGTACATTAGGATTAGTAGGTAAGAAAATCTTACAATGTAAACCTGATGCTAATGGAAATAAAATTCCATTGTCAGAAAAAAAATGGTCGCCTAAACTTATAGGTGATAGATTTGAGCATTGTTCTACTGACAGCAATCCATTACTTAAACTATTCAAAAAAGTTAAGAAAATCAATCCTGATTTTTACGACAAAATTGATAGTGAAGAATTAGGTGTTGTCCTAATGCGTATTGCTGATGCCATGAAAGAAATGATACAACGTATCATCTGGTTTGGTGATGAAGCTGCTGAAACAATTGATAACGGTGGAAACTTTACAAATGGAACTGATTTAGGTTTCTTTAATATGCTTGATGGTTTTTGGAAACAAATCTTAACGATTGATATTCCAACGACTTCAAAGCGTTATGTAAAGATTGATGCCAATGATGGTGCAAACTATGCAGCACAACAAAATTTACCAGAAGATTACGCTTTTAATCTTTTCCGTAAAATGTGGAAAAAAGCAGACCCAAGATTGAAACAATTGGTTTCTAAAAAAGGACTTCCTGTTTATATTCACGTAACAAGTGAAGTTGCTGAAAACTGGCAAGATTATAAAGAAGATAAATCGTTAGCATTTACTCTTGATAATGTTGAAAATGGTGGTCTAAAAGATGTGTTTAGACAAATCAAAATTGTACCACGTTACGATTGGGATTCTATCATTGAAAACTACCAAGACAATGGTACAAAATTGAACCTTCCACATCGTGCATTATTGACAACTCCTGGAAACATTCCAGTAGGTACAGTAAGCACCGATGATTTAGAAAAAATTGAATCGTTTTATGACAAATATCACGAGGTGAATGTAATGGATTTTAGAATGAAGCTTGATGCCAAATTCTTAGAAGATTACTTAGCAGTAGCAGCATATTAATATTTAAAACAAAAAATTATGTCAGAAGTATGTGCAACAATGGGTGCTGATATTTTACGCTCATGTGATAACAAGCCAGTAGCTGGTATTGAACAACGATTAATCTTAATAAATGAACACGATTTACTTGCATCAGGAATTACATTTGATGCAGCACTTCCTTCATCTTTGATTAATCAACTAGCATTAGTAGCTGCTAAAACAGGATATGAAGTTCAAGGTATCAAACAAATTATGAATTACACTAATTCATTAGAAGCCCCAGAGGATTCAGATAATGGTGTCATTCATTCAATTGCTGGTATTCGAGTTTATGACCCTAGCGAACAAACAAGAAATGAAGTAAATAAATTCATTGCAGGCGCAAAAGTTTATGCAGTTCTTGAGAGAAAATGGAAGGGTGAAGAAAACAAACACGCTTTCTTATTCTTTGGATTGAAATTTGGACTTGAATTATCTGAATTAACAGACGGTTCAAACGAAAATGATGGAACAATAGTTATGACTTTATCAACTCCTTCAGGATTCAAAGAACCATATCTACCACACATTTACAGAGATACAGACTATACCACAAGCTTAACGGCTTTCAATAATAAGTTTGCATCTGCATAATGTATGACAAATGGCTGAAATATAAAGCGGAAGAAGTTTTAACTGATAAAGATAAAAACGGAAACCGCTTGATTTCATCATTTGCAAGTGATTACAAAAGGGTGTTTAATCAAGATGTTTGCCCTTCATGTAAAGATTTCAAAATTAAATTTCAAAAATTCATAAAACAAATACAGATTATGAAAAATCAAGACAAAAAAAACAGCGGTTTTGTACTTAAAAAAATGTATCAAAACATTCCTTTAGGTTTTGGAAGTTCTGTTTATGTAAATAATGACAACATGACCGATGAATATGGTGCTGAATTGTTAGAAAACCACCCAAGAGGTGAAGAATTATTTAGCCATATTCCAGAAGAAAAGGAAGAAGTGATATTACCTGAAAATATTCAGAAGTTGATCGATGATAATACTAAAAATGAATTGATTGCTATTGCAACTGATTTAGGTATTGAAGACCCAAAAGGGAATAAAACCCAATTAGCAGAACTTATCGTAGCAAAACAATCTTAATGACGTAAAAGATGCAAGCGAAATTTGTAGCAGCTAAATTATTTGAATTAGCCAAACGACTTGTCAAGTTCGATAAGTCGTTTGGTGTTTATACCAATGGTTATGAAAATAGCTACGCTGAACGTGTTGAACGAATTATAAATAATTCAGCAACGGCAAAACCAGCTACAAAGTTATTTAGAAAATATATTGTTGGTAAAGGATTTGGTGAGGTTCTTAATGGAGTTATTATAAATAAAGAATATCGCACATCCCTACGCAAATTCCTTTTTAATTTAGCCAATTCTTATGCCTACCAAAATGGTGTATTTATCCATGTAAACTATAACCTTAATTACAAAATTGATAGTTTAAAAATATTACCATACAAACATTGTTTGGTCGGTAAAAAAGATGATAAAGACTGGAATGGAAAAATACTTGTTTATGATAATTGGAATAAGGAAAATGGAAAAGTAGATAAAAAGAAAATAAATGTTATTGATGTTTACAATCCTGATAAAAAAGTGATTGAAACACAAATACAAAAAGCTGGTGGTATCAAAAAGTACAAAGGACAAGTTTTCTTTTACAATCCAGAAGAAACTATCTATCCATTAGCACACATTGACAATGTGCTTAACGATGCTGATTCTGAATATAGAGTAGGTCAATTTAAAAACACTTCTTTAATTAAAGGGTTCTTTGGCAAAAAGATAGTGGTAACACCACCAATGATTGATGGTGATTTAAGAAAACCAGCATCAGAATTGTCAGAAGCAGAACAAGCAGAAAAACAAGAAGCCACAACCGAAAGGGATAACTTCCGTAAACAAATGCAAACTTTTGTAGGTTCTGATAATGTGGACGGAATGTTACACTTAGAAATGGAATTTGAAGGTGATGATATTGATAAGGTGATGAAGTTTATAAACGTTGATACAAACATCAATGATAAATTATTTGCACATACAGAAACAAGTGTAGGTAATAACATTTCAAAATCATTAGGCGTTCCTTCAATATTGATAAATCATAATGACAATTCAATCTTTGGAAATTCAGGAGCTTTATTAATTGAAGCTAAAAAATATTTCCAAGAACAAACCGAAGAAGATAGAGATAATATTGAAAACGAAATATTAAATCCATTATTCAAAAACTTTCAAGATTTTAAAATGCCTGAAGGTGGATTAAAAATAATACCATTAATTCAAGATGCGGCTAATAACAAAGAATGACATATTAAATCAAAGGCAAATATCTAAGTCGGTAAAAGAAATCACAATAAACCAATTTATTGATGATGCACAAGTAACTGATTTATTACCATTGCTAGGTGAAGCGTTTTATTTTACAATACTAGCAGACCCTACCAATTTTACAGATTTGTTAAATGAAAAACAATACGTCTATGATGATGTTACAATCACAAGTCCAGGACTTAAAAAAGTATTGATTGATTTTGCAACTGCAAGATATATTTTGCACGGCTCACAAACTGACACACCTTTTGGCATGGTAGAGAAACAATACCAAGACGGAACACAAGTAAGCAGAACCGACAAAAAAGAACGCTACAAAGCAAGACAACAAACTGCCATGACATTGTGGTATCAAGTAGAAAAATACTTAAACCGACATACTGAATTATATCCAAAATGGAATTCAGGTTGTACAACAAAAAGACGAAAATTCAGAATCAATAAAATTTCAAGATAATGACAACAATTAATTCTTACACAGCAACACGATTTAAGCTAAACGGATTCCCTTGTGCTAAAGTTTATCAACTGAAGCCCGGAACTGATAAAAAATCGGTAACACTAATCAATATTAACGATACAACTGATGTATTGTTTAGAAATAAAGAGATTAACGAAATTATTGTAAACGGATATTTATATCCAGACATTGAAAGTTTCGCTGATGCAGTTGAAAATTTACTTTATTCTAATTGTGCAACTTGTGATGAATATGTTCCAAGTCAATCAAGCGATTCAAGTGCTGGTGGTGGTGGTATTGGTATAATATTTTTAGGCTAATGTGTGAAACAATCAAAAAAATAATCAAATTCATTATGAGTTATTTCAATCCAAATAATACTGAAGTAGAACAAACAGAAATCAGTACCAATATTGATAATGATTGTAATGATAATAGCATCAATGAAGATGCTGGAATAGGAATAAAATTAATAAGTAATAAAATGGCAAAAATAGATAAGATAGTTTATTCCTTGTGGACTAAACCAAATCAAGATAAAGGTACGATTTTAGAACACGCAGTAAATTGGTATAGTGCAAAAGCACACTTAATGAGTTTGGCACTATCAGTAAACAAATCGGCTGAACACTTTAAAGAAGTTGAGTTAGTAACGGATAGCGAAGGATGGAAAGTAATTTCTAAACTTAACCTACCTTTTACAAGTGTCAAAACTATTTTAGATGATATTCCAGAAGCCTATTACGGTTTTTGGTCTTTAGGTAAAATATACGCATACGCTGCTCAAGATAAACCATTTGTTCATTTAGATAATGATGCTATATTATGGGATGGACTTCCTGAATGGGCAAAAGAAGCTGATATATTTGTTCAGAATACAGAAGATAAAGGCTGGTTTGAACATTCGTATTTACCTGAAATAAATCACGCAAATAAAGTGCTTAGACATTTTCCGCCAAACTGGGGAATCTCAAAAGAAGCCTATTGTTTAGGGATATTTGGCGGTACAGATTTAGAAACTATCCAAGAGTACACAAAAGAAGCCTTAAAGTTTGTATTTCATAAGTATAACAAATACGGTTGGGATAGTATTGAAAACAAAGGTTCTTATTGCATAATTTTTGAACAATACATAATGACTTGTATAGCGGAACATAGAAAAGTAGATGTAACTTATTTTGACAAGTATCTTGACAAACAGAAGCTTGAAAGCTATGGTTATACACATATTTGGTGTGCAAAAAAAGAAGCAAGTATTGAACCTTTATTACAAAAATCTTTACTCAAGCACTATCCTGAAAGTTTAATTAACGTTTTAAAACTATTTTAATGAACCCAATAGCAATAATTATCCTAATAGGATTGATGTATGTAGTCGAAGCCTTTACAGATTTCTTTATTATTAAGAATCAAAAAGCCGATAATTCAGACAGCCGTAAATGGCATGGATTTGATATGATGTTTCATTTTTTAATAATGATATTGATTTTAGCACTAACTGATAATAACTTCTTTTTAGCTTTATTAATTCCTTCAAGTCGTTGGTTGTTTTTTAACACCATTTTAAACTGGCTTAGAAATAAGAAACTTTGGTATCGTGGAGCAAAAGAACACATCTTATTAAGAACATTGGCTTTTCCTTTATGGTTATTGTCTTTTGTTATTTATGGGTTAAATGTTTACCTGATTTTAAAATAAATTATTAACCCTCTTAAATTGATGCTAAAGATGGAAACAATAACGAATAACTGGGAAGTAATTGCTGGTGCATTAGCATCAGTTACAGCTTTTTTTACAGGACGTAAAATGCAAAAGATAACTGAAAAAGAAGCCAATGCAAATGCTGATGAAAAACGGATAACAAATATTGATAAGATATTTAAAATTCAAAATGAACAAATAGACGAAATACGAGAACAATTTGAAAATAGAGTAAAGCACTTAAAAGATTATATCAAAGAAATTGAGGTTGTTAATGATGATTTGCAAAAAATAGTGAAAAGCAAACAAACAATAATTGAAAGTCAAAACATGCTTCTTGACAATCAAAATAAAATGATCGAGGAACAAAAAAATATCATCAGTAAACAAAACAGATTTTTAGGTATCTACATAAAAAAATACGGAAAACTAAAAGACGATGAAGTACATTAAAAAATTTCAGAGAAAACACGGTTTAGTTCCTGACGGAATTATAGGAAATTTCACCATAGATAAAATGATGAAAGTTTTTAGTATTCGTACTATTACTTCAATGGCTCATTTCTTAGGACAAATTGCTGAAGAAACTGGGAACTTTAAATATGGGGTTGAAAACCTTAATTATTCAGCACGTGGTTTACAACGTATTTTTAGAAGATATTTTCCTACAAGAGAAAAAGCCTTGAGATATGCACGCAATCCTGAAAAGATTGCAAACTATGTTTATGCTGATAAATACAGAAAGACACCTTTAGGTAATACAAATGATGGTGATGGTTGGAAGTATAGGGGTCGTGGTGCAATTCAAATCACCGGCAAGGCAAATTACACAGCTTTTGCAAAAGCAATGAAAAATAAAAAAATACTTACACACCCTGAAATAGTTGAAACTGATTATTACTGGGAAACTGCTTTATGGTTTTTTGACAAACGAAACATCTGGGAAAAATGTAATGTTATAAGTGCTAATTCTATTAAAAAGGTAACACTTAAAGTAAATGGTGGTTATAATGGTTTGGAACATAGAATAAATCTAACTTTTCATTTTTACAAACTACTTAAAAATGCTTAATCAATCAATCAAGATAAAACACATAATATTTGTAATTATTCTTTTTGCAATTGGATGGTATTTAGCCAATAGTTACACATCAAAGAAGTATTTGCAAAAAGAGAATCAAACCCTAAAAACGCAAATTGATAGCATAACAAACATCAATACAGAATTACACACAAATATTGAAACAAATAACATCAAATTAAAAGCAACTGACAGCTTAATAAAAATTAGCGAACAAAACTATAAGCGTGTTATTTGGTCGCTTTCAGAACTCAAAAAACAATACAAAAATGAAAAAACTAATCCTACTCACACTACTACTAATGACCGTACTAATTTCATACGGTCAAAAATCGGAAAGTAAATGTTTTGCACCAGTCGAAATTGATAGTTTGTATTCTAAATTTGTCTATTTTGATTTTGTAAAAAAAGAAAATACTTTATTAAAAGAAGCATTAACAAAATCAAATGAAACCAAAGCAGAACAAGTAAAAAAAATAAGTATTCTTAACACTAATATTGATGTTTATCACGAAATAAACGACAATAATAAGCTAGTGATTGACAAATTAAATCAATCACTAAGAAACCAAACAGAACTAACTAAAATTGAAAAGAAAAAGAAACTACCTATTTTTTTTAAAGGTGTTGGAATTGGTGTCGGAATAAGCGTAACAACATTTTTATTATTAAGATAAAATATTTTGAATTTGATTGATTGAACGGATGAAGGGTGATAGCTTTGTCCGTTCTTTTTTTGTACCATATTCCTGACGTCAGGAAAACGATAATCATTCACTTTTCAATTGTAGCTACCTAAATCTGACGTTTTTAATTTGTTTTTTTATAGAAATAATTATTATATTTTCATAACTCACTGATAGCAAACAAATTAAATTATAAATAAAGTTTGCGTAAATCAAACTATTGTTTTATATTTGTAAGGAACTTAACGCAGAAAGCGACTGCATAACACAGCTACAAAGATTATGAATACATTAGCAAAACAAATTAAAGAAATCGCAAAACAAAATCCACAAGGATTTACGATTTACTTACCAAGTTTAGAGCCAGTAAGAAATGGTTGGGTAATTGCAAACATCAAAACTCAAAACTGCTTCGGTGATGCTGGACTTCAAAAAGCGTTAAAATTCGCTATGACCTACAATAGAATAATAGGCGGTTGGTTTGACAACGGAAACTATTATTTTGATGCTTCAATAGTAGAGCCAAACAAAGAAAAGGCTTTGATACTTAAAGAACTTCACAAACAGATAGCAATTATCAATTTAGAAACGCTTGAAATAGCATAACAACAAAAGAGGGTGTAAAAGCCCTCTTTAAAAACCTTTCATTATGAAAACTATCACATTATTAAATCCAACAAAAGCAAAAGAATTAAAAGTAATATCTGACTTATTAAGAAAGCACGGCGGTCTTTATGTTTACTATGTTAAAGAAAATGAAAACTTCATTACTTTAAAAGCGATTCAGAAAAAAAATCATTCAGAAAACTACTTAACACAAAAACAAATAATTGAGCGTGTTAAAGAAACCTTTTCTAAATTTACAGATAAAACAATAAGAGTAGGTGCAACAATTTATGAAGCTTCACCAGTTGAAGTCGCAACGCCTGTATGGATTAAAAAACAGATGCACAGACGTAATATAGCTTTAAAAAGAATGGTCAAAGATTTGGGAGTAGCTAAAGCAGATATTTCGGCAAATATTAACGGACATAAAAAATACGGCAATAGGTCTAAAGCAATGTATTACTATTATTTTAATAGTTTAGATTGTCAAGTAGCAGATTAAAATTTAGGAGATTTTTGTATTATTTCATTTCGGTACACTTCTTTAACAACTTTTGCATAACGCATTGTCATAAGTTTGCTTGAGTGTCCGTAAAGTTCACGTAATACATCTAAATCAATACCAGCTAATATCTTTTGATTTGCCCCAAAGTGTTTATAAGCGTACATGTTTACATTAATACCTAAACCTTGTTTTACTATCTTGTGCCAACGTTTTGTACTTGTATCTCGTTTGATTTGTGTAAAGCCTGGAATAAAATCAATATGCTTTCCTACGTTTCCTTTTCCTTTTTGTCGGTAACTACCAAACAGATAAAAATCAGAAGGATAGATATTTAGTTCCATTGATTGATAATGTTCTAGCAAATGATTATTGATAGGTACAATTCGTTCTTTGTTGGTTTTTGTTATTTCTGGCGGTAATATTATTTGTTGCTTTTCTAAATCGATCATATCTAATTTTAATTGTAAAATTTCTTTAGGTCTTATGCCGGTGTGGAAAATAGTAAGTATAAATATGTAAAAATGTGGGTGATTACTTTCTAGGCAATGTTTTATTTTTTGATGTTCATCTAAAGTTGGTGGAACATTAGCCCTACTTTCCTGAACCTTTAGATTTTTTATTTGATGTGCTGGATTAGTTTCGAGAATATCCCATTGTATCAATTCACTTAACACCGCTTTTAAATAGTTTAAGTTCTTATTGTATGCCATATTAGACCAATTACGCTGCTTTTTTACTTTCTCCATAATTGTACGAATATGCACACGCTTAGTTTCTTTAATTTCAAGGAAATCAAGTGTTAAATCGTTAGTTGCTTTGCTTATAAATCGGATTGTTCCTTTGTAGCCTAAATAAGTTTTAGGTGCTAAATGTTCTTTTTTCTTATCCAAAGCAAAATCCAGAGCTTCAAGAAAAAGCATTTTATTATTTGTAGCCTTAACTTCGGTATAAGGATTCCAACCGTTTTTTAACTTACGATACAAAGCAGTAGCCAAATTATTAGCTTCAGTAGAACGTTCCGTTAAGTTTTTAATATAGTTAAGTCCGTATTTGTAGCGTTTTTGTTTGCCATTAATACGAAAGTGAACATACCATCCTTTTTTTGATTTACAAACTTTAGGCTTTGAATAAACTGGTTTTTTCATTATAATTGGTTTAAAATTATAACGTTTGCGGAAGTGTCAGTTTGTCAATTATTAAGGTACGATTTGTGTACCTTTTTTTAAAGAAAATTCTAAACCCTTATAATTCAAGGGTTTAGAATGAAAGCGGAGAAAGAGGGATTCGAACCCCCGGAGGTGTGACCCTCGCTGGTTTTCAAGACCAGTGCATTCGACCACTCTGCCATTTCTCCAGAATGACTTCTTTTTCGGTTGGCAAATATACAACCAAT